TTAGACTCTCGCCCTCGCGGTGTTCAGCATGAGCTCCGATAGTACTTTAATATTTGGTCCACCAGGGTGCGGCAAGACACATACTCTGATCGAAAGTGTTAAGGAAGCTTTAGCTAACGGAACTCCTCCTGACCGGATAGCGTTTGTATCCTTTACAAAGAAGGCTATTGCCGAGGCGACAGAGAGAGCCTGCTCTGCATTTAATCTAACAGAAAAAGATCTTCCATACTTCAGAACTCTGCATTCAATGGCGTTTCGGGGACTAGGATTGCAGAGTAAAGACATGATGCAACGAGAAGATTGGAGTGTCTTAGAAGACCAATTGGGTGTGGTCTTTGAAAATTCTGGGGGAGTTTCCCCCGATGAGGGAGTGATTATCCCAATGGGATCAGGAAACGGAGACAGGTTTATCCAGTTGATGACTCGAGCGAAGTACCGATTGATCCCTTATGAGAAAGAATTCAATGAGACTGGGAGTTATTCCATGCCGTTTGATCTCTTAGGTACGATCTCAACAGCACTAGAGGGGTATAAGTCAGATCTTTTTAAGTTTGATTTCGTGGATTTAATCGAGAGATACATAGATGAGGACGTAGAGTCTCCGAGTTTAGACCTTTTAATTGTAGATGAGGCGCAAGACTTAACACCATTACAGTGGCAGATGGTGAATAAGTTAGCGTCAAAAGCAGACAAGGTTCTGTATGCAGGAGACGACGACCAGGCGATACATAGATGGACGGGGGTAGATGTAAGTTTATTCTTAGCTGCGGGAGAGAACCAACGGATCTTAACACAGAGTTATAGGTTACCTGTATCGGTTCACACCCTGTCACAAGAGATCGTTAAACGCATACATCAAAGACAAGAGAAAAGGTTCTTACCAACAGAGCATCAGGGTTCTGTTAACTATTCGTATGACCTAGAGCATTTAAATCTAACGGCGGGCTCGTGGACGCTGATGACTAGGACTAACTCTATGGCTAGAGAGTGGGCTGATCATGTTCGGTCGATGGGACTTCTGTATTCTATAAGGGGCAGGAGCAGTGTTAATCCTTCGGTTGGCGAAGTGATTTCTACATGGAGAAAATTACAGCAAGGGGAGAAGATTCCTGTTGCATCTGTATCTAAATTATACGAAAATGTGCCTAAGATGGGAGATTTCAGAGTGGTGAAGCGGGGTTCGAGTAACCTATTGCAGGCCGTCGATCCCGAAAGCCTCCTATCTTACGAGGACCTTCTTATGTATGGGATGGTAGCACCCAAGGATCGAGATGCGATGGACGTGGCTCGATTAGGTTCTCACGATAAGAACTATATAAGAGCTATTGAGAGACGGGGGGAGAATATTCTTGACAGGCCTAGGATCAAGCTTTCAACCTTTCATGCTATGAAGGGGGGAGAGGACGACAATTGCGTGGTTTCTTTATCTTCTACTAAAGCGTGTGTTGAGAGTGCTCACCCTGACGACGAGCACCGTGCATTTTATGTTGGCGTAACGAGAGCCAAGAAGAATTTGCATATAATAGAATCCAACAAAAAGTATAGGTACATAGTATGAGAAGAGAACAAATACTTGAGAAGGCAGAAGAGTTAGTCAATGGTCCGAGAGCCAAGCATTACGGAGACGCATATTTAAATCATGAGCGTATAGCCAAGTTATGGTCGGTGGTACTTGGGGTAGAGGTTACAGTGCCCCAGGTTTATCTTTGCTTGAATCAATTGAAGGTCTCAAGACTTATTGAAACTCCTACTCATGCGGATTCTTGGGTGGATATAGCAGGATATGCCGCTCTAGGCGGAGAGAAGTGGAACGAATGATACAACAAGACTTATTTCAACCTATCGAAGCAGACTGGAACATCCCGACCGAGTACCCTGATCTTACAAAATACAAACAAATAGCCGTGGATCTTGAGACATGCGACCCTAATCTAATGACATTGGGACCAGGATGGTCGCGAAAGGACGGATTTATTGTTGGGATTGCTGTAGCTGCGGGAGATTACTACGGATACTTTCCTATTCGTCATGAGAACGGACACAACCTTGACCCGAAGATGACCATCAAATGGTTTAAGAAGCAGATGGCAACGCCTCATATAGATAAGATTATGCACAACGCCACCTACGATGCAGGATGGCTCCGTGCAGAGGGTGTAGAAGTACAGGGCAGGATCATTGATACTATGATCGCGGCACCTCTTGTGGACGAGAACAGGTTCTCCTTCAGCCTAAATAACCTAGGTCGTGACTATCTTGGTGAGCGCAAGAACGAAACCTTGCTTAGAGCCGCCGCAAAAGAGTGGGGGATAGATCCCAAAGGAGAGATGTGGAAGCTTCCACCCAAGTATGTTGGATCATATGCCGAGCAGGATGCGACTTTAACTTTAAAACTATACGAGCGATTAAGTATAGAGATTGTTAAGCAAGAGCTCTCGCATATCTTTGATCTTGAGACATCGCTTATTCCTTTGATGATTGACATGAGAGAGAAGGGTGTTCGCGTAGATCTAGATAAGGCTGACCTCGTTCGTAAGGATCTCAGGTCCAAGGTGCGAGATTATAAAGCCGAGATCAAACGTAAGACAGGCATAGAGATAGAACCCTGGGCCAGTGCTTCTGTGGCTACGGTGTTTGATAAGCTTGACTTGATATATCCCAAGACAGAAACAGGAAGTCCCTCCTTTACCAAACAGTATCTGAACGCTCACCCTCACGAAGTAGCGAAGATGATCGTGAAGTTGCGAGAGTTTGATAAGGCAGACAGTACATTTATTGATAGTATCATGCGCCACGAGCACAAAGGGCGGATACACACAGAGTTCCATCAGCTTAGATCGGACGGCGGGGGAACTGTTACAGGTAGATTTTCTTCTAGCAACCCGAACTTGCAGCAGTTTCCTGCGAGGGATCCAGATATAAAGAAGGCTATACGAGGATTGTTTCTACCCGAAGAGGGGGACAAGTGGGGAAGTTTTGATTACTCGAGCCAAGAACCGAGGCTCTTGGTTCACTTTGCATCCTCCATTCCTGAGAGGCTTAGACATTCTGTCGTGAATACTATTGTGGAAGAGTATAACAGCGGAGATGTTGACCTACATCAGATGGTGGCAGACCTCGCCGGGATCTCTAGGAAAGAAGCGAAGGTCGTGAACCTAGGAATTATGTACGGAATGGGCGTTGGAAAGTTATCCACACAACTCGACATAACTAAGGATGAGGCCAAAGAACTTCTTAGCGCACATCAAACGAGCGTACCATTCGTGAAACAATTAGCGTTGCTGGCAAGTCAAAGAGCCGAGGAGCATGGTCAGATTAGAACTATCCTTGGGCGTAAGTGTCGGTTCCATTTATGGGAGCCCAGGTCTTTTGAGTATAATAAAGCCTTGCCTTTAGAGGAAGCGAAGAAAAAGTATGGCGGCGTGGGAATGTTGAGACGTGCTTTCACCTACAAGGCCTTAAACAAGCTCATACAGGGCTCTGCGGCGGATCAGACTAAGAAGGCTATGGTTGACTGCTACGCCGAAGGGTTGAAGCCCTTATTGACTGTGCATGACGAACTGTGCTTTTCTATAGAGAGCCAAGAACAAGCAGATAGGATCGTACAGATCATGGAAACAGGACTACCTTTGAACGTACCATCCAAGGTGGATGCAGAGTTAGGAGCTAACTGGGGAGAAGTAGGATGAAAACTTATTATTTTCAAACGCACGACAACAACTTTTGTTGGTGGGATACATACATTCATAAAGAGTGTAAGGTTTTAGCTACTCAAGACGCAAAAGAGTATCAGGCTCTTCCTAGTCGGTTTGCTATGTCCATATTCCTAAAGCCAATCAAATCTGGAGATACGGGAACCGAAGAAGCTTGAGACATTTGAAGGTTGGGTTGTCTTGTAGGAGCGAGGTTTGAGGAACTGTCATCGATTAGGAAAGGATTTACGCTAGGTCCTGAGTTTTGAGGCTCTATTAAGAACGGATTTACTTCTTGAGTTTCTACTCCCTCCTCCACTTCCTCTGACACACCTAACTGTTGGCCTATAAGTTGACTATAAATAGTAGCAAGATCGCCCATTGGAAGACTGTCTATGGTTCGTCTCTGCCCTTGTTGAAGTTCCCTTCTTACTTTTTTGAGCAAACTCGTTGTTGCTCTTATGGGCATAAACCTACCTTGCATGACACTGTTAACTTCTCGTTTAGTAAGTCCCGCATCTTTAGTTAAACTTCTCCTAATGTTTGCATCAGAAAGACCCAAGGTTCTAGCTGCTTTAACCTTTACAAACAATTGAGACTGAGCACGTTTCATCTTTTCGTTCGCTTCAACATATGAGGAAAGAACATCCTCATTCGAAACGTCATTACGTTGTGCGTTTCTACCCCAGATCCTACCGATGTCTTTCTTAGATCCTGCGTATTCTGAGCCGCTGTACCTGAAATCTTCGGCTAAATTAATCTCCATCTCACGGAACCCTGTGATAATACTAGCTAGTTCTTCATCCACACCGAAGTTCTCGCCATATGTACCAGCCTCGCCCTGAATAGCTTTTAAAAGTCTACCTTTTTCAATGTCGCCGTACTTCTCTTTGTAGAACATTTCAATCGCACCAGGTGTAAAGCCACCTAGAACATGGTTGATACTCTTCTTAATCTTATCCAAAGCGAAATCATCTTCGATTATAATGTCACGTCCTTTTTTAGTTCTACCACCCCTTAAAGTTAGATCTACAACTCTTTCTGAAACCAAAGACTCTCCCGCGAACGGTTCAATGAAGTTCATAACAGCAGCTTGGACAGAAGCACCTATCTTAGTGGCCTCGCTATCAGTGATCATTCCCTTTTCAGAGTACGCTTGCATCGCTGCCTGTATAGGATTTAACAATACATCATAAGGAAGCATGTACGATAGATCTACATACTTAATCTCAGGTTTTCCATCTTCTACCCCAGAGTAAGAAATAGGTACTAAGGATTTACCTTTATGAAAATCTGCGGAGAACTGATTCATTGCCGCCATCTTTTCATCATCAAAATCTAACAGAGCTTGCGAGGCTTTAGTTACACCTATCTTAGTAAACATTGCAGATGTAGCAAAACTACTTAACCGTTGAGCACCTATAGCTCGGATTTGTTTTTCCAATTGCCTAGCGTTAGCCGCACCTATTCTATTTATTAAGTTAGGAGAAGCTTTAAAACTTAACTCCTTTAATCCTCTGTTAGTAATATTGCTACTAGTTCTAACCATCTCCGCTGGGAAAGCCATGAAGTTACCCACGATAGGTATTCTTCTAATACTCTTAACAAGTTCTGGAACCCTTGAGTATGTGGGCATTGTTTCTTTTACGATGTCCGTAGAGATTAGATCTAACGGATCTATATCCCCTGAAAATTCTTTTGTACGAGTTACAATACTACCCAACTCATCAACAACTTCTGGCGACAAGTTGTCTGGATCTAATCCTGCTTTTCTAAACGCCGCTCCATATCGAGCTTTCTCTCCAGAATAAGCTACTGTTTTCCAAAAGTTATCTACTCCTGCATATGTTCCTTGTAGAGCTTTGTACCCTGAATTAACTCCCGGTAGTAGCCGAGACTCTAATAACTTTTTGCTTCCTTGACGGATTGCATTAGCACCTTTTAAATCTGCGCCTTCTTTAAGAAGGTTTCGATACTCGTTAACCACATAGTTCTGATCGATGATTCCAGCTTTTTGAAGCATGTCAAATTGTTTTGCAAAGTCTGGGTCAGACATGTCTGCCATCTTACCGATAGTCAGTCTTGCGGAGTCATAGGCATTCATACCTCTACCAAATAATCCGTTTGCTCCTAACATAAAGGACCCAGAGTAGAAGTTTCTAAGTTGCGAGATCGGATTAAGTACCGTCTTCGCAACCTGAGACAGACCTTTAGCTTGAAGGGATATAGCTAAAGCTTCTTGCATTACATTCTGATCTTTTAAGGTTGTGGTTAAAGATTTGTATACCTCCGCTGGAACGTACATTCCAGACATCTTTCCGTACTTGCCACCAAACTCTATCTCCCCTGGTGTTCTTTCAACGGGTGCTTTTAGAGCCTTTGTTTTAAACAAAGTATCCATTTCTTTTTTTACAAGCCTAGGTATTTGTGGCGCAGGAACACCTTCGTCTTGAAGTCTTTTGGTAATGTCAGCCATTCGAAACTTAACATCGTTTACTTGTTTATTATAAGTGTCTAAAGCCTCATCCGTTAATCGAACGTACTGAGCATCCCCCGTAAGAGTCTTCGCTTCTGCTGCTGTTAGCTGATCCCCATTACTTTTTACGCCATTTATGACTAAGGGTCTTCCGTTCTTTTCAATAGCCGCTAATGCAGCATCGAACTCCATAGCAGGATTGTCTTGTAGCAACTGCTTATATAATTTCCCGGCAGATGCTGTCTCTGTCATAGCGGCTACGGTTCTCAAGTACAGTTCTTTAGGATCTGTAATTTCACCCATAGCTTCCCTAAGTTTGTCGGATCCATCAAGGTATTTACTTTTTTCTTTAAACATACCTTCGGCGATATTAAATAAACTTGTATCCCCAGTCTTATTTTTATCACGTCCAGCCGATCTTCCCGCCCTACCCTTTGCAAACTTTTCAGCTTCTTTTGACAACCCACTCATCCCAGGGCCAAGGTTCCTACTAACTATACTTTCTGCAAATTCTCTTAACTTAGCCCCGCCATCGTCCATAGCCATAAAAGATTTAAACCTTTCAGGCTCTACCGTTTTGACCAAGTTTTCTACTTCATCGACCGCTTCTTTATACAGTGTTGATTCTTTTCCAGGAGCTTTAAAAGTATCTGGGCGGAGATGAACCTCGTACATTCTTCGAAGGTAGTTTCCTTTATTCATTGAGAATTCGTTTAAAAGGTTGGTCTTTTCTATATCATTCAGTACCTTAGAATCCTCAACTTCTTTCATTAGGACATCAGTTAAACCATCAACCTGGTCGCGCATGTTTTGCCCAGCCTTGACCACGTCATCACCGTATTTAGTTAAAGCCTTTGTGTCCCCATGAAGAAAATCGTTTAAGTCGTTGTACGCATTTTCCATTGCGTCTTTAGTTTTTTTACGTTTTCCAAAAAACCCCATTTGTTTTTGAACAACCTTACGAGTAGCCGTGTCAAAGGCATTAAACCTTAGTCCCGCAGATTT